ATTATTTAGAAAACCTTGCTTGAGTAGTTTTTGAAGTTCTGATGTAGATCCAACAAAAACAGCGTTATTAGTAACTGTATTTGGTCCTTTATTGTTTCCAACGTCTTCTTCTACATCTTTTAGCTTCTTTTGTAAATCAATAAGTTTATCTGTTGTATCAGCAACACTCTTAATTAACTGACCAGCAACCTCATATGCTCTTGGACTACCACCTTCACCAGCAAGTTCCATGATACCGTTGATTGCTTCTTGTCCCTTTTCAATCAATGAGTACAGATTTGCTCTTGTATATTCATAATCTTTTTTAATATCAGTTGGTTTGTCGTTTTTAACAACCTCTACTTCCGAAGGTTTTTCCTCCGCTTTTGTTATCTCATATGTAGTATTAAGAGACTCATCAATCGCATTAAATTTATCTGTCATAAATCACTCACAAATCTACTTTTCTAGTTGGACTAAAGTCTGCTCCACTTTCGAAGAAATCTAAAGACTCATTGAATCCAAAATCATCACCAACAACAATTCTAGAGTCATCCGCAGTACTAAGAACATTTAGTTTTGTTCCATTGGCATGTTCTGCAGCAATTGTTGAATCATAACCCCTCTTAACAGTCATTGATGTGCTAGTTAGGTTGGTTATCTTCATAATTTCACTATCAATAATAACTCTTCCACCAACAGAAAGACCAGAAGTGTCATTTAACGAGATAATAGTTTCTGATGTATCTGCTGCTTCCGTTAACAGTGCCCCAGTATCATTATCATAATCTTTTCTTGCTTGTGGTGTTGCTGTATATCTAACTTGTCTCTTAGCAGATAGTTGGTTAGTGTCGGTATAATAATCAACCTGAACCTTACGAATAATTCCTTCTGTACTATCAGCAATTGGACCGAACAGATATGTTTTTGCCGTAAATTGTAATGTATAGATTAGTGCTCTACGAGTGGAAAAATCACCCTCATAATCATCTTGGAAACTTATATTATCTAAAACAACTGGTATATCTCTCTTTTCGCCAATAGAGTCAATCAACTCAACAGTAACATTAAATGATGGTTGAAAATATGGAAGAATTTGCTCTAATATCTGTAATGCATCATCATTTAATTTGGTTAAAATGTTTAATTCAAATCCAAGATTATATGGTACAGGCATATAAACCTTTTTAACCCTAGTATTATCATCTACTGCTTTAAAAGTTTGAGTTACGGAAACTTTTCTAGTTGGATCATATGAGATGCTATTCATCTCAAATGACATTCTTGGGAGATTAATTTGAACTGCTCTATTCAAATCTGCTTGCTGTTCCAACCTTGCCAAGAACTTTTGAGCAGGACCATATGCCAGAGGTACTTTTATTTCACTCTCAACATCACTGTTAGCATCATTATGCTTTACATAAATTTGATTAAACAGTGTTCCGAATGAAACGACTGTTTTTCTGATTATTTCGTGATAAAAATAAGTTCCTAACATTAATAAGTACCAAATGGATTGGATTCTGTAAAGTCAAGTATGAGATCTGCTTCCGTCTCAATCTCATCATTGTCAGTGTATTTATTATAGGTATCATCAGAACTATACGAACCAACAGCATAAGTCGCAGATGATGCCGATCCAACAACAGTCTCACCAGGAACAAAGTATCCATCAATTATTGATATCTTCATAGTATTTGTAGTTGAATTCCACTCTTTAACCCTTGCTGTAGTTCCACTTGTAGAACCAGTAATAAGTTCATTGAATTGGAATACGCCAGATCCAGAAACCAATGGTGGGTTAGATATTGTAACTGTTGGTGCTTCTGTATATCCAATACCAGGATTTACAATTCTAATAGCAGTTACAATATTTCCCGAAGAAATTTCTGCCTTCGCCACTGCTCTTACTGCTAGTGTGGGATCTTTTATAGAATCACTATTGTCTATTGTAACCGCAGGATCACTACCATATCCACTTCCAGCATCTACGATGGTTAGAGAAGTTACTGTTCCACCAACACCAATTGTTGCTGTTGCTGTTGCTGTTGTACCACTACCGACTGGGGAAGCAATGGTTACGACTGGTGCCTGTGCGTATGCCACACCAGCATTTACTAGTGTTAGTGATGCTACGGTTCCTCCAATACCAGTCGTTGCTGTTGCCACTGCTCCTACCGATGGCTGAGCAATTGTGACGGTTGGGATGGTTGGATATCCAGATCCACCATCGTCAACTGCGATAGAAACAACGCCTTTATTAGATGTTTCTATTGAACAAGTTGCCGCTGCTCCAGTACCACCACCACTATAGATGTTAATATTAGGTGCCACAGTATATCCAGAACCAGCGTTTGTTATTAATATTTCCTTTATAGATGCAACTCCACCTCTAGATGTTGTTATAGCAACTGCTGTAGCAGTTGATCCTCCTGTTGGAGCATCATCAAATTGAATAACCGGTGTAGAAGTATATCCATTTCCATCATTATTTAAAAATACTTCTCTAACATATCCACTATTGATAAGAGCAGAAGCAGTTGCTGTTTGCCCAATACCAATTAATTGTAAAGTTGTAATATATCCCTCTTCCTTGATCTGAGTATCAATTTCACCAATTGTAGTGTCTATAACTTCATCTTCATATTCGAAGAGTTCACACTTCAGTTGATAGACATAGTTTTTGCCTAATTGGTAGAACGGATCTTCATGCTCTACAAACTTAACTTCAAATAATCTTTGTCCCAAAGGAAAATAAACCAAATCACCTTCTCTAGGTCTACTGGATAGGATAATTTCATCATCACTCTCACTTTCCAAGAATGAAGCAATGAAATCATCATATCTTTCCTTAGAAATGGTTATCGTTAGTTCATCTCTAAGAGACATTCCAAATTTTGTTAGTATATCTCCAGCACCAGAATGACCCTCATATGTGTTCACATATGCTTCTATAGTATAATTGTCATCAAACTTGGAAGATTCGATCTCGTTAAAAATCGTATCCTTATTGACAATCTTTCTTGGGATGTAGGTAACATCAACCCCATACATCCTAAGTTGTTCATTAATTAGTTCCTGAACAAGTCTTTGTTCAGACTGAGAACCTTGTAGAAAGAAGGGATTTAGTGCCATTATCCAATAAGATCGAGAGGTGGTAATTCATGCTCAAGCATCATTGTTTGCTTGAGTTGCTCTAGTTCTCTTTCAGCGTCTTCATAGATTTCTCTACCATTCAATTCAATACCACCAGGTAATTTGACTCCTCTAAATTTAATTAGATTTTGCCCCCACTGGCGTTTAATCAATGATGTCAAGTATTTTTTAACGAAACTATCATTATAAACTTGAGTGAATGATGCTGGATCAAGTGCTCTATAACAATCAATAACTAAAAAGTTGCCAGCACTTTGAGCGTTCCAGTCAATATCAAGATACATCCTATCTTGGCGCTTATTAAATCTTATCTGCTTATCGGTTGTTAATAGGAAATCAATGTCTTCTAGATAACTCTTGGTCATTGCATATTGAAGCAATTCAACTGAGTTAAAGTAATAAAGATCATTTAAGAATAACTGATACTTAATACTAAACATTCCACCAGAAATGCTGCTAGTATCAAACTTAAATACCCTTTCAATTCCAACAACTGAATCTGGAATTTGAATAAAGTTTGAATTTTCGTAAAAAGATGATGTAAAAGATCCAGCACCAGTATCAACAGATGTTGCTGTAGTGGTTACAATACCAACACCTGTGGTTCCACCAGCTTTTCCTCTATCAATATCTTCTTGCTGAATTTCGTATTTGAGAAACATCCTTTCAACACCATCAAAGTGCCTCTCATTAAAATATTGAATGGCATCATCAACCAAATCATCAATTTGGTCATCATCAACGTTTATCTCTAGGACAGGAGCACCTAGACGCCTTAGGCAGTAATCAATTAATCCTTGACGCGTTGATGGTTTTGCCATTACTCTTCAACCCCTGAGTTTTGAAAATCATCATCTTTTATTGGAGACTTGGATTTAGAATTATTTACTGGTTTTCCTTTTTTAAATTCTAAAAGTTGTGCCAGTAAATTATTCTTTTCATCCTCAAAATCTTTTTTTAAAGTTTGGATCTTTGCCTCCAATAAAACATTTTGATTAGTTAGTGCCGCTATTTTTTGATTATATAGAGTCACTAATACATTGATATCAACTTCACTATTCATCATTTTTAGAAAGTTCCCCCGTCAATTGTTGTTGTCCAAACTGGTCTGTCAGTATATGTAGTAGAAACATTTGTTGGATTAACATTGACACTCGCTCCCTCAGAAACAATGTCATTTGTAGTATCAAATGTTCCCTGAACACCGATCAAAGTAACAGTATTTGAAGATGTGGTAGTGGTTTTAACCATACCATATGCCGCACTGTTATTTTGCTGGGTAATTTGTGATCCAGCAGCCAAACTTGCGTTTCCACTCAATGTTAAAACAACCTCTGTTACAGCGGTTAATACTTGTGTTGATGTAAATGTTGCTGCAGAAGGAGCAGTTGTCGATCTCTGTAAACCAGTGCTATCAAAATAAGTAACACCGTGAGTTGAGAAATCACCTGCTTGATAGTAGATACCTTTAATATCTAAGAATCCTTTGGTTCCAGATACAACACTATTTGAGATAGTTGCGTCTGGAATAAAAGTTAGTCTTCTACTATTATCAGCATGAGATTCGAAAACACCACTAGCTGCTATGGAACTATCATCCATACCAAAGAAACCAACTTTATTATTGCTGGTTCCACTGCTTGTGTTATAATTAAAAGAAATACCACGATCAGTATTAGTATCAAATGCGTGGGTTATTGTCAGTTCAGTTGTTGTTGAAATACCAGCAATAGTTGGATCGGTTAAAGTAATAACCTTATTGACTGAATCGTATGAAGTGACTGTATTAGCAGCACCAATATTTAATCCAGCATTTCCACTAATAACATCACCAGTATTAATACCAACAACCGAATCCAATCTAATAGTGCTTACACCAGAAACGACGGTTTCCATTACCGTCCTAACACTGGTTACATCACCAAGATTTAGGATTGCTTCATTAGCACTAACAGTTGATGAATTAACAGTGGTTGTTGTACCATCAACTTGTAAATCCCCCTTAACAATAACAGTTCCTTCATTGCTTAATCCATCGGGATATGGATCAATGTAAAGAACATTTCCACCACCTGGTCTGGTAGAAATAACATTAGATGAAATACCAACATTGTCAATTACAAATTGACTGCCAGCTGGCATATTGTAAGTTTGGACACTATTCCAAACCCATGGAGCTCCAGTTACCTGAAGCGCATCACTGCCATTTTCATCATATTCTAGTTTTACATCCTTACTGTCACCAAAAGTTAAGAACTGATCATCTGGAATTACAACTTCACCAATTCCATTAGTTCTTAATTCAATATCTCCATCCGTGTCATTAGATGAAATTGTATTTCCATCTATCGTTAAATTATCTACCGACCACTGATCAACTCTCGGTAAACGAGAAACAGCACCCAATCCTCCTGGATTTCCTCCATTTTCAGTAAGAAGGACAGGTACAAAACCGTTTGCTGGTGTTGTTGGGTTATCTTGACCAGCAACTAAACCAGGAGCAATACTTAAAAGGTCTGTATAATATCTACCGCCGATTAACTGTGGGTTTTGTGAGTTATCGCCAGAAAATACTCTCCCACCTCTATTGCCGTGAGTACCAACGCCAATAGTAATAGCAAGTTCACCATAATTTAGAGTTGCTGGTGCAGAAGTACCAGTAGATCTTTTGACCCTAATGATACTTGCCATTAGAATGAGCCTCCATTAATATCTAAGTTCTGTGTAGTTCCTGGTGTTAACTCTAAAGTTGCATCCCATTTATTTGTGGTGGCATTGTAAACCAAAACCATTCCGTTTGACAATCCTCCACTCACATTAACATCGCTTAAACCAGAAAGAGTTCCTGAGGTATCTCCAGCAATTGAAGAAACAACTTTAATTGAATTTTGTTGACCTACTCTTACTTTTATGTCTGGCATTAGAACATACCGATATGGTAATTATCAGGATCTAAAATATATTTATACTCACAGTTTTCTGGGTTTTAGAGAAATGATGCCACCACTTCTTGTTGCTTTAAATACAACTTGATGTAAGATTTGGCAATATTTCTCAAATCTTCTATAGATTCACAATTGTCAATTTCAGTAGCATACTTAAAATATTCAAAACTTTTACTCAGATTCTCCAATTGAATTTTTTCTGGATCCATTTTCATTGATTAACTCCATTAGTAAATTTTTAATTTGTTGAACATCATTTTTCAATTCAGCAATTTCATTCTTTTGTTTTTGACGATCTTTTTTCATTTTAATATATTGATTATATTCACGTGTATCACAATTGACAATAGCTCCAGAATTTTCATCCCGAAAAAGATTGTTGTGACCTTCAACTGGTATCATTATGCTAAAGCAATTGCCCTTAGATCTTTGAATCTTGTTGTATATGCTTCATTAGTTCCACTCATAACAATCTTAATAGCAAATCCGGTAAATTCTTCTAGATTATCAGCAGTAAATTGATACTCAATGAATTCATCATCTTCACTTGCTTTTACAAAGACATCAGGAAGACCATCATTTAGTGATGTATCAATAACAGTATCACCAACTCCATCACCATCAGTATCAGACAAGTTGTTGTAACCTGGGAAGAGCTCATAAGTTTGATCAACTTCACTGGAATCTGGTCTAATTAACTTATAAAGAACTCTAAAATCACTTGAAGAATTTCTGTATGAAGTTAAAATAACCTTTAATGAGGTTGCTGGTTTTTGTAAACTAACTTCATTAGAAATATAAACCGATGAATGTGGATCATCGCTGAGTTTATTTGATCTAGAATCTTTTACATAATCCTGAATTGGATTATTCAGTCTATTTCTGGAAACAACAAATGTTGCTGCCTCAGTTAGATCAATGACTGGAGAAAGACTGGTGTTAGAAGTCCCCATTCTTACACCAAGAGTTAAAGATTTATTTCTTGGTAAAGAAGTTAATCTTTCAGTTTCATTAACTCTTGAACAAATAATTCTTGGTGTAGATAGTTCATTAACTTTATTAAGAGCAACAGATTCATATCCTTGATCGATAAATGATTGCTCACTACCACCAGAACTGGTTCCAGAAACAGTCCTTAATGTTGATGAAATACTAGTATTTTCTGGAGATATAACATTGAAATATGGAATTATTTCATTAAATTGAATATTTTGAGTTGCTCTACAATGGCTACCTCCTGTCGATCCTTCATTATTAAAGTTTAACATACTGGATCCACTATTCTTAGTGCCAGGTCTTATGAATTCCAAATGATACTTATCAATCTCTCTTTGAGAAACAAGATTTTGATTTGTTGGCATATTATGTGAATTATTAATTCTAGTCAGAGAAACTCCACCAAGTTCATACTTGCGAATGATATCACCTGAAGAATGGTTACGAATGGTTGATTCATTCACACCACGAGTAACAATTGTTAGAGATCCAGTTCCTACAGCATTATATGAGATAATCTCATCATTAACAATAACATAACCAATATTGGATCCAGAAACGGCAGTTCCTTCAAAGGTTGTAAATGTTTCAGTATTAGCAACTGATATTGTAGTATTTGTAGAAACAACAGACGCTGTTAAAGTAGTTGATTGTGTATCTGGGGTAATACCACTAATATTTACAATATTATTATTTGAATGCATTCCATGATTGTAGTGATTTACTTCAAAAACATTTCCAGTATACAAATCACTGACAACCGATGTTGTTCCTCTTACTGTAGTTCCAGACATAGAAACTAGAGTATTTCCACTATAGTATGAGAGAGTAGAGTTTTCACCAAAAGATTCACCAGAAACTTTAGTGAGATATAAAGTATCAATATTTGGAACATTAGTAACAGAAATCAGTGCCTTCCTTCCAGATCCACCAACAGAACTGGTAGTAACACCTAAAAGATCACCCGTTTTATATCCATTTCCAGTAGATGCTATAGAAACATTAGAAATTACATTTCCAGAAACTGTTATATTTGCTGTTGCTCCAGTTCCTTTACTATTAATATTATAAAGAGGAACACCATTGTACGTTCCATTAGAGTAACCAACACCAACTGTACTAATACCTACAGTCTGAATATTGCCACCAGTAAATTCAATGTATCCAGTATTATCTCCTTCAGCAACTCTTACACCAGAAGTTAGAATATTATTAAGAGCATATGAAGTTGACATTCCTACTCTCAGTTTTCTTGGTAAGATTGTAATTGAATTATTTGAAAGTGGTGGAATATTTGCATCAATTGAAGCATATGTACTTCCAATAGAGAGTGATGGGTTATGGAAATAAACAACACCTGCTGTTGAAACAAACTGTGCTTTGTATAGTTTGAACTTAAGATCTTGAGATATAGTTGGTGACCATACAGAACCATTTTGTGGTTTAAATAGATTTCCACCAGTGTACTGATTGGAATATATCACTTGATCTGCATCTGGATATGATTGTGTAGCAACTGTTGCTTCATTAGTTTCACCAATCCAAACTTCATAATCATCTGAAGTTGGACATGACAATGTTAAAGCATATTGTTTATTTGGTTGTAGATATAATGGTGATGGTAATGTAACAGTAGTAGCAGTTGTTCCATCTGTGGAAGTTGTGATATCAGAAGGCAATAGAGAAACTCTAGCAAAGTCTTGAACTAATTTATCTTTTGGTGTTCCACCAATATCAGTTTCTCTAATTTCAACAAATATTTTTTCACTTGTATCTTTTACCTTAAAGTATAAATCTATTTTGGTTAAGAATCCCCCAACATTATCAGTTCTAAATGTTTGTGATAAAGGATCTCTTCTTAGAGCATTGAGAGGAAGTGCTGGTGGAGATTTTCTAATAAGAATGCTTTCAGTATATACTGAAGGATCAACTATACCTAAAGAATTGAATGTTGTTTGAGTAAATTTAACAGAAGATCCAGTAGAATTTGTAGAACTTGTTGATAGTTTAAAGGTCTTCGACCCAACTTTAAACGATGTTGATGGAGCTGGTGATGTTAATGGATTTCTAATAAAGAAGCAACCAATAAGATCTCCAACAACATCTGTTGTTAATGATTGTGCTGATACTGTTGCCTGAGCAGAACTGGATTCTCCAACCAGAGTCATATCCTCCACTACATATCCGTAAAATCTTCCATCAGCATCATCTGCTAATGAGAAAGTATCAATGTTTAATAATGGTGATGATGATGAATATACTGTTGCTATATCTGTAGTGGGTGAGTATGGATTTTTTGTATATGTTTTTGATGGATTTTGATAAGGACCTTCTTTATGATTAGCATTTGCCAATCTAAAAGCGGTAGTCTTTTTACCATCAATATAACCGTATACAGTTTCCCCAGATTCAAATGATCCACTGGACATTGAAACTTTTAAAAGTTTTGGAATAACGTCAACATTTGAACTGCCACCAAAGAATGAATAATAATTTGTGGATGGTTGTAAAGAACTAGCAACAAATTGAACATTTCTAGATCTTAACTTATCACTTGTAGTAGAACTTGTTATTAAGTTTGAAATATATGAGTTTTGCCAATCACTTTGTGTTCTTACGATAGATCCAGACTGAATATTGAGTGTTCTTACCCAGGTATCTGAAGATGGAGTTAATTTAACATTACCATTGTAGTTTTCTACACCAAAAGGATTAACCTTTTGGCTATCTGTCGCAAATGTTTGTTGAATATCAGTCCAAGCAACTGATGAATAATTTAAAGTTACTAAATCACCAGTCTTTTTCACATTTGTATCAGTTAAATCAAAATCAGACGAGAAATCCAGTGTTTCTATATTTTGATCAGAAGATGGAGAAATCTGGGATTTTAGTGAATAGAAAGATAGGTCAGACCTTAATTCTGTTCTATTTTTATCTATTGTAGAATTGGCATCATCATTATCAACATCAATAAATTTAGTTCCTCTAAAGTTATCAACAAAGAATCCTGATTTAAATCTACTTAAACCATCAGCATCTTGTATCTGCAGTGTTTTTGTATTAAGTTCTAAAAGTGTCAATGATGTCAATTCTTCGACATTTTCTAGGCGATCCTCAATATCACGAAGATCTTGCATTGTGTATCTCTTATTATTGCTAAGAGTAACCTCAACATGATCTGGATTATACACATATGCTGGCAATTTGATGGTTGCCAAATCCATAGAATCATCAACAGATGGTGGTTCAACTGGATTTACTGAAGGAACACCTTTAATTAGAGTAATATTTCCAGTTTTATTAAGAACAATCTTATCTATTCTTGGCAAATAATAAGAATATCCAACTATGGATGATCCATTGGGAGAAACAACCAGTGATGGATTTGAAGAGGAACTAAAAGTTCTACTAGAAAAATCAAAGGGAGAACTTGATGTTGATGTAAATTCTGCTACTCTAGGTCTAAAATCTAATATGTCGGAAGCTCTAGTATTATTCTTTAATATTGGTAAATCAGATGTATATCTCTCTTCACTGTAACTGTTAACACTGAAAACATCACCAGTATCACTAGAAGGTACAGTGTAGTAATCGTAAATTACTAATAGTCTTCTGGAAGGAATATAAGCATCGGATTTCCTTACAATTCTGGAATAATCATAATACTGTTCCTTTTGACCTTTATTGAGTGTATAATCCTGAGTTTTATTTGTATAATTTCCTCTCTTAATTGAGAGGACAGATGATTTAATATTTGATTCTTCAAAAGAAACGATCTCATTAGGTATAAATCTATTATCATTTAGATAAACAAATTCAATTTCTGAAGAAGAAACTCTAGTAACAATTTGTCCAACTGCTCCACTGTTTTGACCGACAATCTTTTCACCAACAATTGATGCTGTATTCAGATTCAGTCCTGATGAGAATGTTAGACTATCAAGAATAACGCTACCAGTATCTAGTGATTCATAGATAGCAATAACTTTGTTTACATCTGGAACATTTAATGAAATTTCTCTATCTTGGATGCGTAAACCATAAAAACTATTATAAACCAAACCGGATGTGGATGCCGTAGTGTTATCAGAACTTCTAGAAATTTCTAATTTTTGACTTCTTATGTAATTTTTTTGCTTATTTTTGATTGCATTCTTCTTGACAGAAGCATTAACAATAATATTGCTCTTGTTCGGTATCAAACCAGAGAAAGTTACATCTAGAGAATTGGCAGATAATGTAACTTGATCTGAAGTTAAGTTGGCAGATGTTCCATCCTCATAAAAGATAGAATACTTATTTAACGCATATGGTTCGAAGAAAGAACTACTAATACCAACATCGGTTCTATCAACAGTTAAACTTCCATTATTATCTGTGGATTTTCCAGTTGCTTGTCTTTCAACTAAAAGATTGGATCCAGAGAAAGAAACATTAGAAATATGTTTAGAATTTAGTTTTGTATATAAGTTTGATTTATCGGTATTCTTTACACTTGGTTGTCCTATCGAAAATGTTGTTGTAAGCTCTGCTGTTGGTAAAGTACCAGTACATACCCCACTAACATTTGGAACCGCTGTAATTTCCATTTCCAAACCATCGGTGGAAATACCAGTCACTCTATTGTAAGAAACCAACGTACTACCAGAAACTTGATATCTAATGATAGTATCAGTTTTAATACCAACAAAATTTCTACCAGCACAAGTTACGGTGGAAATTCCACTATCTACTGCGGTAATTTGTATAGAATCGGAATTTGTGAAATTTTTGGGTATTTTACTTTCTAATATAGTATCAGCAAAGAATGCTGTACTTAAACCAATTCCACCACCAGTTCCTTGATAGATTGATTTAATATCTTGAGTTCCATAAGGG